CAGGTGACGAGTGCGCGTGACAACCGTATCTTGCAAGTGGCAGGAAAGATCACCTTCTAATTCTCAAAGTTTAACTAGCGGCGTTTGTCTTTTTTTGTCAGACGCCGCTTTTTTTTTGCATAAACAAAAATTTACTGATAAACAGTAAAAAATCATCAACAGTGGACCATATAAAGATGGGCTGATGGGCAACAGGTATCAATACCTGGTTCGCTCTGTATCGCGGAACACGCGTTCAACTATTTCTGTTTCTTGGTACAGCTGAATGACCGCAAGCCAGCAAGGCTACTTTCCAAGCTTTGATATAAGATAATCGACTATTGAGTGCCGTCTAGCAACATAGTCCCAGTAATCGCCATACTGATAGGACTCCTGAACAGCGCAGTCTCGTAGACCACGATATCTGAGAATCACTAATTCATCTGATGGATATTGTGATATATCAGGAACAAATCGTCCAAAAACATATCGGAACATTAACTGATACTCTTTTGGTAGCTCACCTGGAGAAATGTTAGGATACCTCTCTTGAAGTAAATCCCAAAAATAGTTAACAACGGATAGACTTTTTGGGTCGTCACCGGAGGACCATTTTATTCCAATGAGTCTTGCCATAGAGACAGAGACGTCCTTTTCCGCTACCTCAGGAAATAAACACTGTGCCATTATCAGAAGTGCTGACTTTCTTAAGTAAGGGGGAGTCGCGAGTGAAAGGTCGAAGCCTAAGAAGTTGGTATACCTCCAGACAGATCCGGTAGACCGAAAGAAACCTTTATTGGCATTAATAACAACACCGTAACTCGTGTTCAATTTCTCAATACTATAAGCAAATTCATCCTCAGTTACCTCATACGATAAAGAAACTAAAGAGTCGTCGCCCAGTACGCGAAGAAATCGAAATTCGTCTTCCAACCGATAGCAGATGCTATTGTACGTAAAGTTCTTGACTAATTCAAGCTGATAAGCAACATTCACAATCGAATCAATTGTTTGCGTAAAAAAGGAACCACTAGGGACACCTTGATGTTTTAGATATACCTTATTCTTAAACCATAAAGGCGTATGAATGAAGTATTTTCGCATAACATTGAAGTCGTGAAGCGTTTTATCGTTGAAAACAAATCGCGAACCAATCCAATCAAAGACGTAGTCGATGACTTGGGGGTGTACAGTTGAATCAAACGCGCTAACGTCTGTTCCAAATGTTGTTAGACCATGACAGAACTGCTTAAGCGAGTTAACACCACCTCGAAGAAAAGAAAAATCCCATGAGAATAATAAACACGAGAATAATCTAGACATTAAGGGGCCATAAAACCTTGCTTCGGCAGTGATCATCGATGCTGGGTAAACCCACACAAGGCGAGGCTTATTAGCAGGTTTTTCAACCAAAGCTAACCTCACACCTGCGCTGCAGGGAAGATCAAAAGTTCCACCATTTGGTATTTTCTTAATAATATTGTAATCCCGAAGAAGACGATCTTTTACTTCACCTTTTGTTGTAAAACCCTGAAGGGTATATGGTAAACCAGGAGAAGTGTCACTAGGCAACAGCTTAATAGCGTCGCGCACGGACAGAGGCTTCAAAGATTTCTCGGTCAACTTACAGGAGCGCTCTAAATAATCAAAGACGACATCCAAGGACTGAAAGATTGAAGGATCAATACTAGAAGGAAGGGGCACAAAATACTTATCGACGTTTCG